TACAGCTGGGTTCGCATCTTCGTGGCGGGAGTGCAGCGTTACGCCGCCGTGCTGGCCGACCGCTGCCAGCTTGTGACGCTTTCCCCGGGCGATGCGTTCGCGGCCTGTGTGGCGCAGGGCGGCGGCGAAGACACGGCGGAATTGGAAGCGCAGCTTGAAGCAGCAAACGCCCGCGCCGATGAAGCGGACAAGCGTCTTGCAGACGTAAAGGCATACGTCGCGGGGGTATAGATGTGGCTCAATATCAAAAAAAGCCTGTTACAGTGGAAGCTGTGAGGTTTGATTATTCTACAGAGTGCATTTCCGCGCTGCTTGCACTCGGGCTTGACCCGGTCCGCATAAGCTATGCGGGCACAGCACCAACATTGCGTATTGGTACGCTTGAGGGAACGATGACCGCACAGCTCGGCGATTATATCATCCGCGGGGTGAACGGTGAGTTCTATCCTTGCAAGCCGGATATCTTTGAGAAAACTTACGAGGAGGTATAGGCTGTGTGGGACTTCCTCCAAAACCTGTTTACGGCGCTTCTGCCCATCGTAACGGCGTTTGCCGGGTGGGCGGGGGCACGCATCCGAAACACAAATCAAAAGGACAAAGCTGTGGAGCGCGGCGTGAAAATGCTGTTGCGCGCGAAAATCATCGATTTGGGCCTGCATTACCTTGAGGCCGGAGAAATTCCGCCGTATGGTATGGAAACGCTGAAAGGCTGCTACAAGGAATACGAGGCGCTGGGCGACGGCGACCATTCTGTGGGAGATATCGTCCGGCGCTGCGAAACGCTTAAAATCAGAAACGGATAGAAAGGAAAAGGACAATGAACATGATCGTACTTGTACTTGTTATGGCCGTAACGGTGGAGGCGCTGGTGGAATACGCCAAGACCTTCGGCAAAGCAATCATCGAAAAGCAGTGGAAAACCGCTGCCACGCAGGCGGGGGCCGTGGCGCTGGGCGTGCTGCTGTGTTTTGGTGTTGGAGCGGACTTCTACGCCGCGTTGGGTGTGAACTTCAACGTGGTGTGGATTGGAACCGCGCTTACGGGCGTTTTTGCCAGTCGCGGCGCGAACTATGTATCCGATCTTGTGAAGAAGTTGCAAGCGTTGGGCGCGGCGAAAACTGAATAATGTATGACGAAAGCCCCCGGTTCAGGATTTTTGATTCCTGGCCGGGGGCTTTTTTTATTTTATCTCTCTATTAAGTATATATTCATATCTCTCAGGTAAACCAATTTCGCTTTTTAAAATGATTTCTTCATACCTTTTGAAAATATCAATAAGCATTTCAACTGTTTCACGCTTACACTCTATGGATGGCTGTCTTCGAATTAAGACAATGATATATGCGAATAAAGTTGTATTGCAAATATCACGATTTTTGATGAGAAACTGCGACGTCAATTGAGCAGGAGGGCTATAACGTATATCTTTACCGTACAATCTGGCACCGTGCGCACAACGATTACGCAATTCCGATAAACAACGTAAGTGGTTCTTGAGAGTATCTTCGTGGATATTTCCCATAGATATTGCAATCGATTCCTTTTCCGAAATCCACATTGAATTGTATAGTTTTGATAAATTTGAAAAAGACAGCAATTCTACGATTACCCATAGTGGCATTTTGTCTTCATATTTTTCTTTGTGATGCTGTACAAATAGCTCTCCGTTTCGGTGTTGCTCTTCACGGCTGATGCTGTCCATCACTTGCCTGTAGTGCTCTTTATTATAAAAATTCTCTTCTTTATAATGAGCCATATGCGGAGACTTTTTGTTTTTAGCTATAGAAAACCAGTATGAAATTTGCGTGCGTGCAAATATTTCTACGCGTTCTAACGGTAATTTAAGAGCGTTTCTCAATTCTTCATCAAAGAGATAGAGACGGTATACCATATCAAAATCGGTACCTGAAACGTATCGATTACCCTCTCTATCCCCGCGAAGAGATAACGCATATCCCGTAAAGCGGTAGTAGTTAATTTTTGATAATTTGCGCTCTGCGTCCTTAGGATCGGATATGCACATCCCATGTTCCTGTAATCGTTTCACCTGTTGGGAAAACGATAGTGGCCCCTTTAGCTCCATTTTGCGCTCACCTATAAAATAAAAATAAGAGGGCCGAAGGAAACCTCCGGCCCTGGCCCCCAAAAGAACGTATAACGGTTTGGGCAGCTCTCTTATCATTATTATATGCCTGTAGCTGAAAAAAGTAAACAAGAAACATACAAAAATTTGTAAATTTTTTTGATTTCCTATTGACAAACAGTATAAATGTGATTTCCCAACGCTTCATACAAAAGAATACTGCCCCTATCTGTGGATAGCGGATAAGGGCGGCAAGGTGCCGCGCGAAGTGGGGAGCGCGGCTATTAGGATACAATACCACAATAGTATGGTTTTGTCAGCTAAAATTCCGTTAAATTTATACAGTTCATCAACGATGCAAGAGGACAAGAATGCAATGAGGTAAAATAATAAAAGAAAGAGCTGCACATTGGCAGCTCTCTTTTAAGCGCGTGGTATACTCCACGCAAATATGAGATATTGCAGGCCATCAAGCATCCTGCAAGTACTATACATATGGTGACCCGACCCGTTTTCGGGTGTTGTATGGTACTTTTCACCGCTTGCGCTTTCTGAAGGAAACAACTCCGGGTGCTGCGGCCTGGATTTCGTTGGATCAGGATCTGTCCCATCCGTAGAAATCAATGTTTTAATCTCGATGGTATCTGTGCGTATATTCACGCGGCTTACAACGGCCAGTATAAGTTTTAATCCTTCGGGTGTGTCAATATCTACCTTCGCCACATTTTCTACACAGCGGCGAATCGTAGCGTCGTCAAGCCCTACATAGCCCTTATATTGATTCAGCTCTGCCGTTTCTGCTTCGATTTTTGCCTTTTCTTCTTCCAAGCGCCTGACCTTTTCTTTCAGCTCCGCGCTGACCACGCCTTCCAAAAGCGCGTTAACACCATTTTCCAGTTGGCGGCATACACGCGTATACCGGGATGCCAACTCTGCGCGACGTGTATCGTATTCGGTAGTGATTTGCCGCTCCTGGTCGCGTGCTACATCAACCAGCATTTCAATATTGGCTGGCTCATTCAGCATTTGCTTAATACTGGCCGCGACCGTCTGTTCCAGCCACTCCGTACGAACATTTTTCATTTTGCATGTATGTGTACGCCTTTTATTATTGCACTCATAGTATTGGTAACCGGATGCCTTGCTTCCCATCACCACCATGCTGGCGCCACAGTCACCGCAGAATACACGGCCGGTGAGCAGATATTCGCGCTTGGCACTGTATCTCCCGCCAGCCCCCTTGCGTGTTCGGATTCGGGACTGTACCTGCTCCCACAATTCTTGTTCAATGATAGCCGGTACACCGTTCTCAACCACAATAGCGTCCTCTTTGCTTTTGGCGTGACTATTCCAGCGTCCGTCCGCCTGTGCCTTGGTGGCGCCGTAAACAAGGCGGCCGATATATTTTTCGTTTTTGAGCAGGTCAAAAATGGAGTTTTTCCCGAACGGTTGGCCCCGTTTTGTAAGATATCCTCGGCTGTTCAATTCGTCTACGATTTCTCCGTAACTGAATCCCCGTGCGAATAGTTGAAACACAAGGCGCACGGCCCCTGCTTCATGCTCATTGACCACATACTTTTTGTCCTTGTCAAGATCGTACCCTAGGGGCGGCTTACCGCCGGAGGATTTGCCCTCCCGGGCGTTATGCTTCAGCGCATCTATTGTTTTCTGGCGCGTTATCAGAACCTGCGCGTGATTGAGCATCGCTGTTGCAGCTTCATTGATGAATACTGCGGGGTCTTTAAGATCTCCTCCCACCATTGGCTGCGTCACACTGGCCACCCGTGCTCCCAGCATATCCACGTCTTTCCGGAACTGAAACCACTCGGTAAATTCGCGGAACATACGGCTTTGGTCGTATACGACCACAAGCTGCGCGCCGCCCATGCCCAAGTGCATCATGCAGGCTTCATAACCGGCACGGGTCTCTTTCATGCCGGAAACAGCTTCATCGGAGAATATTTTTCCCACCTGATAACCATTGCGCTCACACCATTCGCGGCATTTTTCCACCTGAACGTCGATGGTCACGGGATTCTGATTGTCTGTTGAGTACCGGGCCAGAATATCGGCTACCGGGCGGGCAGCAAATTCATCCATATCGTTTCCCTTTCTAAGGCATCCATACATAAAGAACCTTTTATTTCCCGCCAGAAATCTTTTTCCATATCCAAGAAAGCGCATATCGGACTACTAGCCACTCAATAGCTAATACTCCAAAGTCAAACCAAAAGCCCTTTGTTGATGGTTCTGAACCGATGTAACCATGAATCAATAGGTCGAATAGTAACGGCAATGTGCCGAATGATGCGATAAAAGCCGCCGGTCTTCCAAATAAAACCTGCAACACAGGCTTCAAAACTGTAAGGCTTGCGCGAAAGATAGATCCTATTACTCTGAACGGAAGCGGTGCACACTGACTGCGCATCTGTACCAACTTAGAACGCCCCCACAACCGAACGCCAATGCGTTCTGCAGTTTCAACGGCGGCCGCAGTAAATTCCTGATTTGTCATCACAACAGGGGTTCGATTTCCATAATACGCAGCGCCGGAAAACGCCTCCTGTACTGCATGATTGCCCACTGGTGAAGTGTAGCGCTTGCACTGAATCGCATAGCTGTCCATGCCTTTCTGAGCAAGCACGTCAATGCCATAATCCCCGCTGGTTTGCGTCACTTTTACGTTGCGAAAACCGTTCGCCCGGAGAAGCGATGCACAAAAGTGCTCAAACTGCTCTCCCGTCATGCTATCGCATGACTTTATTGTGGGAAGCTATGTGTAGCGCTTCTTTGGCTTGTTCTTTTCTGTTGTGTGACGATTCTCCGCGTAGCTTGGCGCATCAAAAGACGACAATCGGGGAGGCGTCGAGTTTTCTTCTTCTCCAGGCAATGTCAACTGAGTGGCACAACGAGAGTTTTGCGATTCATCGCAATCGCCCGCTTCAACAGCCAATTGATTTTTGGGAACATCTTCATCCTGCGGTGACGCTTCGTTGTGCGATTCTTGCATTATCATCTCAATCCACTGCTGGCGAGTAATGAGCACTTGCCGGGGCTTCGAGCCTTCATATGGGCCGATAATGTGGAGTTGTTCCATTTCGTCCATGATGCGGGCTGCTCGTGCATAGCCCAATTTGAATCGCCTCTGCAGAAGGCTAGTAGACGCCTGTCCCCCGTCGATGACAACCTCTACAACCGCTTTGAGCATTGGGTCTTGGCTATCATCATATTCCACTTCTTCACTCTGCACCGGCGCAGCATACCTATTAATCTCTTGAATAAAACTCTCACTATAATTTGCGGCTGATTTCCCTTTGATTTCTTCCAGCAAATTATCAATAGTGGAATCTTCTTTAAAAACTGTTTTTACCAGCGCACGCGGAAATACTCCAGCCGAGTAAAATATTGCTTCGCCTTCATTGAGGAGTTTTTCAGATACCGTACCTCCCAAAATTTTTTTGCTATCGCTCTTTTCGGGCATCCTAAAACATAACTTACTCGGGAACTGTGACAAAAAATTTTTGCCCGGTACACTTTGCGTGGTTAGCAGAAGATGTACTCCCGCCGATCTACCAGCCTGCGTAATGCGCTCTATGTAACCTTCTGCTTCATCTCTATGTGCCGTTAAAACAATATCAAAACTATCAGCTATGACAAGAATATGAGGCATCAACTCGGCCCCAGAAACTTCGTTCACTGCCTCATTATAACTTTCAATGTTCCGTACTTTAATTTCGGCAAAAAGCTCATACCTTTTTTCAATTTCTACAGCTAAAGCAGCAAGTACGCCAATTGCTTTCGTATAATCCTTTACGACAGGCATCAGCATATTTTCAACGCTGTCATATCCCGAGTACTCAACACCTTTGGGGTCGATTATTATAAGTTTAAGCAAATCGCCTGGACAAAGTTCAAGTAATTCCACTAAAGCGCTGCGCAGAAATGTAGACTTTCCGCTTCCAGATGCGCCGGCAATAAGCAGATGGGGAGAACGAGTAAATTCCCAATAAACCACCTGCTCAGGGCCATTGATGATTGTTCCAATGGGAAACAGTAGGGGCGCGCGCTCCAATGTATGCTCCATGTAGTGCGGCCTCCTTAAAACTTAAACTGAAACCAAATAGGGGTTTTTGAGTTCTTCCTGTATGTAAGGCAAATAGCGGTGCACCAATTCCAGCTCCTGCTCACCCATGTGATACCAGCGCTTGCGCTGCATCTCCCCGATACGGTGCCGCGCTGCCGCGCCCGACACCATAAACCAATCAGACACCTCATGCTGCACCAGCCATCCATTCCGGCTCCACAGCTCCATCATAATGCATTCAGGCATCAGCAGCTGCGCAGCAAACCAGTCCGCTTCATTTTCCTGCTGAACGCCACGCTGCTTATGGCCAAGGTAAACATGTCCCAACTCATGTGCAATTGTAAAACGGCGGCGGCCAACGGGCAGAGCATGGTTATAAAGAACAAGACATCCCGGCCCTACGGGCACGCTGGTACCGTCCAAAAACTGTCCTCGGCTTTTAAATTCCGAGAGAGGCATTCCCGTTTTTGAACAATATCCCTGTATTGTATCCATCAGAATCGAAGCGCCTGCGAACACCATGCCCTGTAAATCAGTAGCCAACGAATTGATGTTCTGCTGAAGTAAAAGCCATGTAGCTACGCATTGCGCATCAGCGATAGTCATCCGGGTCAAGCCCCCGTGCTCTCAAATATATATCAAGGGTATCCTCAAAGTTTTTCACAAGCCGATTGTAATCTTCTTCAGGCAATTGCGACGCCATGCGCGTCAAAACCACTATATCCCGTTGCCGTGCATCCTGCGCGGTGGCGGGATTATTTTTTTTGCCTTCTGACGGATCATCTGTTTCTCCCAGCAGATAGGCGGGGGTTGTGTGGAGTGCAGTGGCAAGTTTTTGCAGGACATCAGCACGGGGAATAGAACCATTTTTCCAAGCGGTTCCTTTGGACGTACTAATATTTAGACTTTTCAATAGGGCTGTTACGGAAGTTCCTGTAGCTTTACATAAAGAGTCAAGCCTTTTGTAAAATTCCATAAAATCGCCCCCAAAAAACTATATTAAATAACGAAAAATTCTAAAATCAGAATTTATGTGTTTACAAATTCCGATATCAGAACTATACTAAGAATGTCCCAGCAAAAAGGGAACAAAAAACCAGCCTTACATGGAGTATGCCCCAAGAAAAGGTGTTTTGCGTATTAAATTGAATGTAGCAACTTCAAATTACCACAAAACGCCAAAAAAAGCAAGGCATACTCCATGAAAAGGCAACGAAAAAGCCAAAAAATCGACATTTAAGGAGGTGGAACAATGCCCCTGCACACCGTAGAGGAGGCCGCAGAATTGATGAAGGTCTCCCCCGACACTGTCCGGGAGTGGGTACGCAGCGGCCGCCTGCGGGCCAGCAAGTTGGCAGGCTCAAAAACGCTGCGAATCAGCACGGATGACATCATGGCGTTTTACGATGCAAATGAAACCCGGGCCAAAGAAGAAAAAGCACACGCTTGAAAGGAGGATATCATGCGCCTGATCGTCAGCCGGGAAACCGGAGAAATATTGGACGTTCTGGAGCCTGCCTCCGCCGCAGATTACGCCGCGTTTCATCAGCTTCTCGCCGATCAGGTGCGCCGTGAGATTTTGCGAATCGGCCGAGAACATTTGGATGGCATTTGCAGAAAAGCGAGGGTAGTACATGAAACATCTGATACTTAGAATGACTGCCATAACCGCGGCGATTCTTTCCATTGCCGTTTTGGACGGTATTGTGAGCGGGCAGACGGCCCCCTGGACAGGATTGTTCACCATCGCGGCACTGCTCGGTATGGCAGCATGGAGCTACAGCAAACAGACAAAAAGAGAGGCGCCCGCCCGTGCTGCGAACACGGACAAGCGCCAGGCGGTCAAGTTGAACCCTACGACCGCCTCCATTGTAACACATCAAGGAGGTATACATCAATGAGAGTTATTACATTACGCCCGGGCGAGGCCCCGAAATTTAACGATATCCCGGCACTCCTGGACACCACCGAAGCAGTGCAGCACTTTTGCGGCGGCGATATCTGCGAAAACCGAATCGGATCCAGCGGAATTTTCGCCATCACCAGCGGCGAGATATCGCCCGAAGACATGCCGATATCGTGCATGATCCCGGAAATGGACATGCTCCTGCGCGGGCCGGTCGTGTTCTGCAGGCGCTGCGGCCATGAGCTTGCAGCAGTGTATGAGGACGATTTAAAGGCCGTGAAGAAGTCCATCGTCCTGCCCGGGGGTGACTGGTTTTGAACCGATACCTCTGCAAGTGCGGCCGGGCGGTAAATAAAAGCACAAATGCCGACAACACGGGGAACCGGGAGACGGAGGGCTGCGAGGGCTGCCCGTATCTGATGCCCTGGGGACCGACCGAATGGGACCATACACGGCATGCAATGGTTACGGACGTAAAAGGGTATGAATGCCGCATGTCGCCAACTTTGGAATACCGTACGGAATTACGCGGCCATCTTGACGATAAAACGACCATCCGAATCACAAGCCTGGACTTTGATTTTCTGGAGCGTGTTAGCGATTGGGTAAAAGAGCATTATCCCAATGGCGAGCTTTCCGGCGGCTTCTCCCGGGACCGCATCCGGCCGGCGGAATATGTAGACGAAGGTCGGTATCGGTATACGCTTGCCTGCTCGCAAAACAAAAAGGGAATTGCTGCGAAGCGTGCCCTATGGGCTGAATTTTTCGATGAAACCTTTCACCGGAAAGACATGGACGCCGATGCAGAAAAGCAAAAAATCCTGCGCGATATTGAGCAGGGAAAGGCAGCGGCACACAAAGACGCTGCCGCGACGGATAAGGAGACAAAAACTATGCTGATATACAGAGACCCAGCCACGGGCTGGCTGTACCGGGTAAGCCCGCAGCCGGAAAACGGCATTTATGCGATGCAGTATCGAGATCCGGCGAACAGCGTCGTATGGAAACCCGACATCACATGGAATACCAACGCCGTTTACCGTGACCGTGAGCACTTGCAGGAGGGCTTAGAGGCCCGTGCGAAACGCGACGGCTGGGAGCTGGTATCCAGTTCAGCGAGCAGTGAGCCGCCGGAGGTTGTGGACAAGGGAGAAGAGTATTCACCTTGTGACACATGTCGCTGCCCGGATTGTATTGACCGCTCATGCCCACAGGCTGGATGTGATAAGACGGACGGAGGCTTCGGGTGCTTTGCACCATACGAAGAGTGTCCGGCGCCGGCAGAAGAGACGTGTCCGGACGAAAGGCTGGTAAAAGACAAAACAAGCAGCTGCCCCTACTTTTCAGGCGTTACCTCGCACCTGATCGGCAGCAGGCGGATTGAAAATGTAAATTGCAAACAGCAAGACCATCCTCTTAGTATCGCCTGCTATACCTTCGGATGTAAAGACGCAGTGGAAGAATGCCGCATTTACTGGCTGGGACAAATTGATGAAAAACTGGGTCACAGAGTTCCCGAACATCTCTTTAAAGATGGCAGTGCCAACGACCTGAGGGCCTACTTGGAGGAGGAAATAGAAAAATGCAAAAATCAACCTGCCCGGAATGGGGATGCTGCTGCGACCACGGCCGGGAATGCTGTGCCGGAGCCGGTGGAAACACCGATCACCCCGACGGATGCAAACACCTTGCCGGCCCCCGGCTGCCCTGCGGATGCTGGCAGTGCGACACAAAGCCTGTCCGCTGCTGGGCCTGCCTCTTTGGAAGCGGAGCCGGAGGCCACGCCCTTTGACTACTCCGGGCTGGACGATCAGACGGTGGCCGATCTTCATCTGGCTGAACGGGAGTACTCTGGCGGTAAGAAGATGGCCGAGATAGGGCTGCGCCGGATGGCCGATGGTGTGGCCATCGCCCACGACACGCTGTGCGGCACCGTTGTCCACAATGTGGACAACGGGCAATTCGCCCAGAAAGAGGACACCTTCCGCCGCTGGTGCGAGAGTATGCAGATTGGGAAAAGCACGGCTTACAAGCTCCTGCAGGTATCGACGATGTTTGACAAAAGCACCCCCAGAGAACAGAAAGTGCTGGAAGAATTGTCCCCCTCCCTGCTCTACGCTACGGCGAAGCCGTCGGCGCCCGCCGAGCTGGTGCAGGCCGTCAAGGATGGCGACATCACGACGCACAAACAGTATCAGGCGGCGCTGGAACGCATCAAAACGCTGGAAAATCAAAACAAAAGCCTGCTGCACAGCTATGAAGCCGAAAAAGGCAAAGCGGAGGCAGCCCGGGCGCAGGCAAAGCATGCGCAGGAAAAAGCCGACGCGCTGGAAACAAGGCCGGTGATGAGCGAGCTG